CTTGTTACGGTAGTTCTCTAACTTGTCTGAAGGGGCTTTTATTTTTAGTTCTTTTTCGACTGAGGATTGGAGTAAAGGAACTGGCTGTGCCTCTACTGCTTCTGTGGGAATTGTTCCTAGGGCTTTTGCTACAACAAAGCCACTACAAAACAATGCCCCTGCTACTGTCATAATTGCTATTGCAATTACTTTCTTTCCACGTTGTGTTAGTCGCATAGTTTCTCACCTTTCTCCCAACAGATACTCGTCCGCAAGTTCCCCTGCTTTCGACTGCTGGTGACGGATACGGTGTAAATACCGCTCCGTAGTTGTGATTGACTGATGACCCAAACGTTCCTTAACCTCATGCACATCAACACCCTTCTTTAACAGTTGAGTGGCGTTTGCATGTCTTAAGTCGTGCGTTTTTGGATACCAACCAATACCTGACTTTTCTATGGCTTCGTTCCAAATGGTTCTCCACTTGGTTCGACTGAGGTGACCTGAGCCGATACTTTGGCTAAGGCTGTCTCTGCCTTTTGATTTGTCCTTTCTGTATTGTTTGCGATAATCCTTTATCGCTTGTTTACACAGGTCACACCTGCACTTTCCCACGTTGTAAGCGTAAGGAGTTGCATGGTTGAAGACCCTACCTTTGACAGTAAAGGTCTCGTTAGTTCTTATGGAAGAACTACCTGCATGAATTAGTTTACCAACTTCGATGGTGTTATTGCCAAACAAGAGGTCATTATTAGATAACTTTTTATCTGCTATAAAGGCTTTTAACGTCTTTAAGAGAGTTGTGCTAATAACTACTGTTCTTTTATGATTGTTTTTAGTTGTATGCACTACTAAAAAACGCGACCCATTATTTGCATCTTTACCAATGTCGCATACAGTTCTACGAATGTAAACTTCTTTAGACTTAAAGTTAAAGTCTTTCACCCGTAACTCTGTTGCTTCTCCAAAGCGACAGCCTGTTGCAATTAAAAACTGAGCAAACAACTTTGCTCCGTCTGTAGGCAACTTGGCAACTATTTGCTTGAAGTCGTCAGGCTCTAACGTAATGAATGGGTCAGTCTGAGGCACTTTCACCCTAACCCCATGCGTAGGGTTTGCCACCATTCGCTCATCTTGAACAAGCGGACGGAAAGCAGACCCCAAGGCAATCTTCACATGGAGAACGGTGGAAAGGCTTACGCCTTCTTGAATTAGTTTTTCAAAAAGGCTACGAACATCACGTTTTGTTATAGACAAGACCTGCTTATTTCCTAAAGAAGGAATGACATACTTCTTTAACGAAGTCTTGTAGGTTTTTTTAGTTATTAAGCGAACATCTGTTCTAATCAACCATTCCTCTAGGTATGCCTCTAAGGTTTGGTTAGATTCTGACTCATCAACTGACAGCCCACCTTCCGCAAGAATTGCAGAGGATAAGGCTTTGGCTCTTGAGTCAAACGTGCCTGCGGACACTACGCGATTATTTTTGTTGCGGAAGTAACCTGTGTGACGTTTATTTCGGGTAATTACATAAGCCATACACTTGCTCCTCTCTCGTTTAGTAAGTGTTAGTTATCTTGTTTTTGAGGCAACCTTCTTCTGCTTTGAACCCAAGCCTCTGCGGTTTCCGATTTCCACACAGGAGTCCTCCCGAAGTAAGTATCGGGTTTGGGAAGGGTGTTTAAGTTTCGATAGAGATAGTTCTTTAACGTGTTCTGACTTATCCCTGCTTTTTCTGCCAAGTCTTTTTGAGTTAGCCACTCTTGCATTTGTTGCTCCTTTCTTGAGCATGGTTACATCTTACCCAACTCGGCATGGGCTTTGATAACGGCAGCATGATTTTTCATGATTTCTGTAAGTTCTTTTGAAGCCTCCAACATGGTGTCTAAGAACCGTCCTGCTGTTAAATAGTTAGCAGGTTGATAGCCTGAGTCAAGCATGTCCGCATAGATTTGGACAGCAAGTTTCAAAGACTCTCCACACAGGCTTAGTTGACCAGCAAACTTTAAGTCTTCTTTAACAGTATTGGTCATTTGTTTACCCGCTCACTTTGCAAGATTCGAATAGTTCTTATAAGTTCTTTATTAACTCTAAGAAGATTGCGATGAGCATTAACAGAAACAACCATAACTATGCATGAACATACAAGCGCAATCATAATTGCCAATAGGTCAGTTGTTTGTAGATACATGGGGTTCTCCTTCTTTAATCATAGTTTCTAACTCTTTAACTAAGAGTTGTTTCTTCTTTAGGTTTTCTTTTAGTTCTGCAACATACTCAGATAAAACAGGAGGATACACAGTTATCTCTCTACGAGAGTTCACTCGCAATACTTTCCAATCTCCCATGTCATAACCTGCAACGAGTTTGTCTGCTTCTTCAGGGTCAAGCCAAAAGAAGATTTCATCATCAAGTGGGTGTTCATCTTCTCTGCCTTCCCACTCTGCTTGCTTTACCGCAAACATAACCTTGTCTTCGTTTAAGGTCATTTGCTTTGTTACTGGTTCTTCTTTCCAACGAATAGTTGCTTTGATTATAGATAGTGTTGTCATAGAGAAATCCTTTCTTCTTTAAGGGTTGGTTGATGGTGTGCTAACCACCAAGTTTTTGCGTATTCCAAAGTAGTGTCATTGAATTGATAGCACCACTTTTGTTTATGAGTATGGTGTGCATCTAAATCTTGATTACCTGAGAATAGAACTACTTTTCCACCATACTGGTTTATGTCCATGAGTATGTTGTCTGCAGGTATTCCCCAGTCAAGTAACTTGCCTACCCAATCTTTTACTCGGTCTTGTCTGCAAGGTATGCAAGAACACTTGTGTTCTGTTTGATGTTTTATCATACGATAACCCCATAAATAGGGATTTCAGGAAGTGGTGGAATAACTTCTTCTAGGTCTGTTAAAGAATAACTAGCAGACTTAACCTTTGTGGAATAGTTAGGAAGTTGTTCCAGTTCTTGTTCTCCCATTTCAACACGTCTTACCCAGTCTTCTGCTTCTTCTTTAGAGTTAGCGTCAAACGTTATAATTCCATGATTTTCTTCGGCGTATCGAACTACGTATCTTGTCATGTTGCCTCCTATGCTTTCTTGTAGGTATAACTTACGGTATAGGTTTGAGTGTCTCTGTCATAGACACGAATTGAAGGGCACTTCTTGCCCCTAACTTTGTTAATGCACTTGAATACTGCAGGAGTATCTGTGCATTCCCAATGGTGTTCGTGACACTTCTTGCAATTATTTTCATCGCAGTCACGATAGGTAATTTCAAGGCAGGCTTCACAATAGGTTGCAAAGCATTCTCCACCCTTATGAAAGTTCCAGTAAGAACAATCTCTCCATGACTCTTCAGCGTTACAACACTTACTAAGCGTTGGCACTCCTGTGCTTAACTCTCCTGTTTTCATGAAGACACCTTGATACAGAAGTTCTCTTCATCTTTCCATGGAAGTGGTGTGATGAAATAGCCGATACGGTTTACAACTGCACGTCCATTAACTATGTAAGTGCCTCCGTTGTCTCCGTCAACAAGAGTCCATACGTTGTGGTAATCGCAAGCGTAAACAAAGGCTTGCTCTTCTCCGTATGTCTCATAAAGAATACCTACACCATTTTCATCTTGCCATGAAGCGTTTTCAACAAGCGTGTTCCCTATCGGCTTGTATGTGTTTTGCCATTTATCGAGAGTGATACGGCGTTGCTTAGTTGCTGTTGCTAGTTGTGTTTTCATGTGTTGCCTCCTTTTTTTGTGTTGGGTATTTGATACGAGTTAATGCACGTGAGTTACCAGCAGTTTTTCTGTATCCGTAACGAACCAAACGCAGGTTAATTGCGCCAACAGTTAACCCAAGTTCTTGTGCGATTGTGTATGTGCTAACTCCTAAGAGAGTCTGCTCATGAATTAAGCGTGTGAACTCTTCTGCTTCTGTTCTGTTCTTAGACCCCTTGCCTCTAAGAAGAGTGGCAGTTGCATGAAGTTCTTTAAGAACTTTTAGTGCTTCAGGGTCAATAGGAGTTTTCCTATAAACAACCTTCTTTATACGAGCACGCTTTGGAACTGGTTGACTAGCAACTGAGAGCATGAGTTGGAACGGTTCTCGTTCGAGTTTATCTACGATTAACCTAATCATCTCTCGTGTTACACCAACAGCCTGCCCGATACTTTCAAGAGACCAACCTTCTTCTTTTCTAAGTCTCCATACGTATTGGTTTCTTTCTTCTTTTGTCTTAAAAGACTTAAAGATTAAATACACTTCAGGAGTTAGCAACTGATTTCTTACAGGGCTACCTTCTGTAACTTCTTTAATCTTCTTTACGTAATTGGGATTTATGCTTGGGTATTTCATAGTGCCACCAACCCTTCTACTTGTTCAGCCGTTAAAGAAGTTATCATTCCGTTTGAATCAGTAACAGCGTTAGTAATTACTACGTTACCTAACAGAACTGTTTCATCATCTTTGCCAAACTCGTTAAGCCATAATTTTGTTGCGGTGAAGTTTGGAACTAACCCTAGGTTCTTAAAGCGTGCTTCTTCGTTAAACCATAGTGTTATGTTTTGAGAAGGTAGGGTCTTGCACTCAACGTATCCTTTGCATGTTGATTGTAAGAACTCTAACTGGTCTTCTGCTTTAACTTCTTGAACTGCTTTCGTTCCGTCTTCGTAAAAGATAACTGCTTTAACTTCTTTATAATTTACGTAAGCATTGGAACTACCACAAACCAAACACAGAACTTCTTTATCATTCCGTTCTGTATCTTCATTGAAGTTAAAGGCTTCAACGTATGGGTCGAAAGGAGTTACCGACTCACAAGGCATACACCATGTCCATTCGATGTTGTCAAACTTTCCGACGTAATCGAATACCCCATACTGTCCATGACGTGCATAGACTTCATTACACAAGTCGTAGATGTTTCTCGGTGCAGGGTTAGTTGCCACGATACTCCTCCTGTGTTTGAGCAAACTTGAATGGAGTGTAAGAAGGGTCGCTATTAATAATTCTTCCCAACTCTTCAAGTTCTGAGTCAGTAAAGTTATCTATTGCTTCCCAATCTTCTTTTGCCCATGAATCAGTATCAACAACACACAAGCCACTTGCCCAACCGTAGTTAGAATCTTTAGCGATGTATGTTGCTTTATCAAAGTCAACAACACGAATGTAAACTTCGCCGTCAACCTTAACAACTCCGTCAGCAATTAAAGATAGTCCTGAACCTGCTATTGCATTAGCAAGAGTGCTTAGGTCTATGTCTTCTTTTGAAGAGATAATTATTGCAACTTGATTACTCATAAGTTATGCCTCCATTTCGTTTTCGATTGCGGAATAGATGTCATCATAAGTTCCTTCAGTATCAAACTCTCCTGAAGCAACACTCTTCCAAACTTCTTTAGTTAAAGGTTTGTAATTGTCTTCTTCGGAATTGTTATCTTCCCAACTTTCTTCTAAATCCCAAAACGTCCACCATGCAACAACGATTTCTTCTTTAGGGTCTAGTTTGCTTAACGCTTTGATTACGCTTTCTACTGTTGCCATTATTTATGCCTCCACTTCTACGAGTTTGATACCACGTTTTTTTAATTGCTTTTCAATCATTTCTGAGATGACTCCCTGAATACCCATGATGTCATCTCCTGTTGGTGCTTTATCAATGGCTTTTTTCCAAACGTCTAACGGAAGAGTTACGCCGTAATCTTCTTTTAGTTCTTCAGCAAAGTCTGAGTAACCAAAGTATGTAACCCATAATTCATCTTCAGGTTTGAAGTCCTTTTGCAAGTCTTCTATAAGTTCTTTTACTGTTGTCATTAGGTTATGCCTCCTGTTCTGTATAAGCATCGTCGTAGCCTTGGTTATGACCTAACGCCCAAACTTTGTGTAGCATTTCTTCTAGTTCTTTAGTGGTAAAGAACTTTAACTTAACGTCTTTTGCAACCTTCACGTCTTTAGGGTTTGCCATTACAACGTGTGTTGCAAAGATGTTTCTTGCAAGTGTTTCTATTTCTTTCTTATCTTCTTTAGTTGGGTTTCCAAGTTCTCTTTTGCTCATGGGTTAAGCCTCCTTTGATAGTCGTTGTTCTTCTTTAGTAATTAAAAAGAGAGCAAGACGAATGCCGTCTGCTTTGCCGTCTGTGTAGTGAAAGTTAGAATCTGCTCCGTCTTCAAGAGCATGGCTTATCTCCACAGTCTTTAACTCGGAACGTAACTTCTTTCTGATGTTCTCAAGCGGTAGTTGAATCTCTTTAATCATGCGCTTGCCTCCTTTAGTTGGTCTGCTTGTTCGAATTGAAGTGCATACACAAGTGCATACACTTTTTGCATAGCGTCTGTGTAACCTCTGTGATACTCATAGCCTCCAACAACTGCTTCTTCACCAGTTGCTTCAGATAAGTTCTTTTGCTGATTGATAATTTCAAGCAAGACTTCTCCATGAATAATTTCATGAATCGGTGTGCCTAGTGCGAGCAGGTTTTTTTGTTGCGGAGTTGCATTCATACTGTTACCTCTTCTCTCTTCTTGTTCATGATTGATACGTATTGTTCGTGAATCCAGTCAGCGAACGTGTTTCCCATTTCTTCCCATTCGAGAATGTTTTGAACAACTTCAACTAACTCATTCCAAACTTCTTTTGGAACTTCTTCATAGTCCATGGTGTCTTCGAGAAACTCGCAACCCCATTCGTTGTTATCTGCATACTCCTTTGTAACCCATTCGATAATAATTTCTTCGTCAGGATTGAGTGCTTGTAAGTATTCGATTGCCTTGGATACTTTCATGATTGATACTTCCCAGCACACACAGCACCCATACCTCTTGCAACAGATACTGCTCTTGTTAGTGCACGACCACAATGCACACAGCAACCAAACTGAACGCTTAGTTCGATTGCCTTAGATAAAGTCAAACGATGTTCAGGCTTTAACTCAAAGAGCACCGATTGCTTTGTTGTGTCGTAATCGAATCCGTCATGATTACGATTGATTGTCCATACTTGAAGTTTGCGACTATTCAAACCCATACGGATTTGGTAAATAGAGTTATTAAGAAGGTATGCACCAACTTCTTTTATCTCAGGTTCTAAAGACGGTGCGTCTTTGAGTTGTGTAATTAATCCACTTACTGAATCAATAGACAACTGCTCCAACACAGTTACACCTTCTTTTGAAAGTGTTGCAGAAAGTAAGGCTTTGCCTTCTTGCTTGTCCTGCACCAGTTTCCCTAGCAACCAAAGTTGCTTTGATGTTGCAAGGCGAACAACGCCTGCTTTGTTTGGGCACTTAAGAAGATTAGCAATTAACTCAGTTGCTCCTTGCACGTTAAGTAATGCAAAGTCAGGAGTGTCATAAGAATGTTGCTTTGTATCAAGTAACTTCTTTATGAAGTTTGCCTGCTTCTCACTTGCATAGCGAACCTTGTATTCGCCGTATTGATTACCACCACGTGCACCAGCCTTACGATGTTTTGTTTTTGTAGCCATAGTTTTGCCTCCCTAGTTTTTTTGTTGCGGATTGGGTTATGGATAGAGCAAGTCTTTGCAGAACGAACTCATCTGTTCAACAGGAACTTTGCATTCAGCAGGGGTAGTTGCATTGAATGCCCAAGCGATAAAGCATAAGAAGATTGCTAACACGACCAACCTTCTTATTCGGTATTTAGTTTGCATTCGCATGTGCTTCCTCCTTTGATTGAATTGATACAGGCGTTGCCATGTTCTTGAATCGAATTGCAATTTCTTTTGCTTTTGGGTATTGACTTGCAATTAAAGATTGAAGAACAATACTTAGTTCTTCATCATTGACTGAAAGAATGTGTAGTGTCACCAGTTTGCCTCCACTTCTTCTATCTTCTCTTCATGTTGAGTTTGGATAAACAAAGGAACAAGAGTGTCATGAATAAACGCTTCTCCTTTAAACCATTCTGTGTGAGTTCCATACTCTGCACCAAACCATGTGCGTGCAGAGTAATCACCAAACGTCCATTCGTATTTAACTTCTGTTACTTCTGCTACTGATACTTCTTTTGTATTAGCCATAGATTGTTACTCCTTCTCATCTAGTTGGGTTGATAGTTCATGTGCGATTTGCTCTTGAATTAATTGGTCTGCTTCATCATCATCAACGAATGCAAGTGCCTGTTGCCATACTTTGTCTGTCACTTCTGAATCAAACTTATCTTCAAACTCTTCTTTAGAGAAGAAGAGAACGTAGATTGAATCTGTATCTTTGAAGTTGTCATTGAGATTTACTTTCAGGTCTTTAACTGTAGTTATCATTTATTCCTCCTCAGTCGCTGTTACTTCTAGTAATTGAATTGCTGTGCCTACTGCAGACCACACGATTGCGTTGCGTAGATAAAGTTCCAAGTAACGTGTGAAGTCTTCTGTGTTGATTATCTTCTTTAAGGTTTGCACCTGTCTCTCATTCCAATTAATACGAATTGAAAGAGAGACAGGCGCAGTTAAAGAAGTTTTAGATTTACTCTTTCCAGAGTTTTTCATCGTGCTCTTCTTCATCAACTAAGTGTTGCAAAGTTTCAACAACAGAAGTCTTAGTTGAGTCGTAACGACTAACACCATTTAAGTCGTTGTAGAAAGTTTCTTTGAGTGCATACCAACCCCACTCGTTACTTGCAAACTTAAAAACAACCCAACGCAAGTCTTCTGATACGTAAACAGAAGAAGAGTTGTATGCATTGTTTGGCAGAGTTACTGTTGGATACTTACTTGCTTCATACTTCTTTAGAACGATTGTTGACATTTATGCCACCTCTTCTTTCTTGTCGTAGACGAGTTCGATTAAACGTTCCATGTCACGCAAAGTAATACTTACTCTTGCATGACTAGAGTCTGAGTAGTAAGGCACTTCGATGTTTACGTCATCGAATAACTTTCCACCCAGTAGTGACTTAATTGTGTTTGGCATAGTTAACTTTGCACGTTCTGCATGTTCTTGAATCTGTTTTTTCTTTGCACGAACGATTGCTTCTTGTGCTTCTTGTTCTGCACGTAGTCGCTTCTCTTCTGCTTCACGTGCATTCCATACACCTTGAACGATGTCATAGCGTGCAACGATACTTGCAACTCGTGTGACGTAATAAAACGTCTCACCATTATCGTCTGTAATTGTAAAGAGCAAACCAACTCCCTTTACTTCTTTCTTTGGTGCAGGAGAGAAGTCTGCTTCTTCTTTTGAAGGGCGAGTATCTTTCCAGTAATACTTATCCTTGGAGACAAGTTTTGCTTTGTAGATGTTGTGCCTCTGCACGTGGTTAAGGTCAACAGCATTACGCTTTGTGTATGTGAATGAGTTAAGAATTGCATACTCAACACCTACTTCGAGTTCTGAAAGTTTCATAAGAAGTTACCTACTTTCTTTTGGTTGGTGGATTTTTTGTTGCGGTGAAAGATTGTGCAGGGCAGAGAGGGAAGTCTCTGCCCTGCTAGTTAGTTGGAGAGGCAACTACAACTAACTCCTCATTGAGATACCAAACGACGTGCGATTGCAGTTCGCACTAGTGATTGACCAAGAGACAAGATGTCTTTGGCTTCACCAATTCGTTTGATTATCTCAAAGTTATGTCTGCACCTTTCTAATCCTTCATTCGAAACTTCATTAGGATAGAGAAGTGCTTGGCAAGTGAGAACACCTGCTTCTTTCATTCTTCTTACAGACTCTTCCGCTTTATCTCCGCCCCATGCACCGTCAGTAATCATGAAGAGAATGCGGATTGGCTTGTCTGTAGTAGCAAGAATGTTTTGTGCATTTAAGATTGCAACTTCAGGTTGTGTTGTTCCACTTGCACCTGAATCTCTTACTGTTGTATCTGCTTTTTCATCTGCAGAATAAAGTAAGTGAGTATGTGAATCAAACGTGTAAACAGTTGTGCGTGCCTGCACTTTGTCTAAAGAACGTTTGATAGCCCACAAACTTTTGTATGCTTCTTTTGCATTGTGACCTTGCATTGAAGAAGAACGGTCAAGAAGAATAACTGCTTCGATTGCAGTTACGTCATCGCGACCGCTTTGCCACTTGTTAAACAAAGTGCGAACACTTGCACCTTGCATGTAACGATTGGCATTTAACTTTCCACTTCGTTGCTCAGTTAACCATGAAGGGTCGTAGTTTGCTTTGAGTCTTTCTAACTCACGAGCAAACGAACGTTGCACCATTACTAAGTCTGCAGTTGCAGATACAGAACGGTAATCAGCACGTGATACCGACTCTGCATTAACAGTTCCCATAAGAGGTTTACCAACAACCTGCATTGATAACTTATTTAGATTATCCATAAGTTCTTCAGTAACTGATTGGATAATCTCTTCCATGGTGTCTGTAACTTCTTGAGAGTTTGCAGTTTTACTTTTACCACCAGCACCAGCATGACGGCTTAAGTTATCTGCTTCATAAGAATCATCAGACTCTGAATCATCATCAGAATCTTCAGCAACAGTTACGTCACCAAAGTCAGAAGAAGAATCGGAATCTTCTTTTGAATCTGAATCATCATCTGAATCTAATTCATCATCAGAATCATTACCACCATTACCACCTTTATCGTTTGGGTCTGCAAAGTTATCTGAAGAAGAGTTAGATTGTGAATCTGAATCTGAATCTGAATCATCATCAGAATCTGAATCATCATCAGAATCAGCAGAAGAAGATTGTGTATCTTCTTTATCTAATTCTTTTTCTTGCTTCTCTGCATTCTTACGGTCACGCTCTTGTTCACGCTTTGGTGCAGGACGTGAATCAGAAGACTCATGACCTTGGAATGGTCTCGCTTCATGACCGTTTGGGTCTGCAAGATTATCGCCCTGAATTAATTCTGCGAATCGTGCAATTAATTCTTTTGCACGTTCTGTATCGTCAGGGAATAACAGCAAACGGTATTCATCAATTACTTCACCAAGTGCAACTATGTTTTCTTGTTTTGCATAGTGCTTGCGTGCAAGTTGACGAATCTCAAGAGGCAAGTATCTGCGACCGCGTAATAACGGATACGCATTCTCGATTGCTTCAGGAGTATTAAGAATGAATTGTGCAACAGTTGCAGTCAACCAATTAACAGTTGAAGGGAATCTGCCAACCATAAGTGTTTCGATACGTTGGTCTTCTAACGCATTGAATGCTTTCCAGTAATTGTTTTCAATTACCCATAAGCAGATGTCAGAACCGTTACGTGGTGTGTAACGAACGTGTGCTAACTCGTGAAAGTCCAAGCCTTGGATTGATAACAAAGTCTCTGTATCAAACTTGTCATTAATCTTTGCTTCGTTGAACCATACGTCGTTAGCACCCGACCAAGCAGGAGCACCGTCAGGTTGATTGACGATGTGCACTTTAATTGGACGAAGTGCAATAACAGAATTAGCACGTTGAAACACTTGTGCTAATCGAAGTAATCTATCGCGCTTTTCGTTCTGTTGTTCTTGTGTTGTTAGTTGTTGCATGACTGCCTCTCTGTAGATTTTTTGTTGCGGATTTTTTTATAAAGAATGTTGCAAGAGTGCAGATTAATTATCTGCACCCTTGTCAACGTTAGGAGTATTGATTGCAACTTCATACTCTTCTGCGATGTTGGTGCTGTAAGCCTCCAACAACAACTTAACGCTTGAACGCTCTTCTTCGTTGAAGTGATTAACAAAGCAACGAACAGCGAAGTCGAAGTTGTAATTGATTACGTGATACTGAAAGCCCTTAAGAAGTCTGAGACTGATTGGTGTCTCATACTCTCCACGAACAGACTCTGCACGCATTTGCGTTGCAAGTTCCAGTAACGACTTTGACTTAATGATTTTCTTTTCAATAGTCGAGTCGTATTCGTAAACTAATTGAGTTGTGAATCTATCTGCAAACGCCTCATTTAATTTACGAGTTCCGCGATAACCTGCGTTGTATGCACCGATGATAAGAAGTTCATCATGACCTTGAATAACTTCATTGTCGTTGCCACGCAAAGTAATCTGTCGCAGATTATCAAGTGCATTGTGCATGTCAGCAGAGCAACCTTCTTTAATGAATGAAAGTTCATCAAGAAGAACAACACCACCGTATTTAAACGCGAGTGCTAACTCACCGTAAACAAACTTAAGTGTGCCGTCTGCTTGCGGTTCAAGTTGTCCTTTGTAATCAGAAGGTTCACTTGCAAGGTTCATGCCGATTGCATAGAACGGTAAACCTTTTGAAGAAGCGAATGCTTTTGCGGAAGTTGTTTTACCAGTTCCAGCATGACCTTCTAACAATACGTTTTGTTTATTAATCAAAGCACGTTCGAAGATGTCAAACTCTTTTATACCGTCGAATGTGCGTTGAATGTAGTTCGCAACTTCAGGGTCAGTTGGTGAAGGCACATACTTGTTTTTAATTTCAAGTGGAATGTCATCACGAACAGCAACAGTTGCAACAGGAGCAACAGGAGCAGTTTTAATTGGTGCAGAAGCGATGTTGATTTGCTTGTAGTTTGTAGTTGCAGTTTTATCTGCACGACCGTCACTACGAAACTTCACAAGCGAATTGATGTCAGTTGCTAAGCAAGTATCAACGTCTGCAACAACGTCACTTAGTAATTGACCAGTAAGTGTTTTATCGCGTAGTGCGAATTGTTTTGTTAACTTCTGAATCATGTTGAATGCAGAGTTATCAGTAAACACGTCCTTGATGTCAGTTGGTGTAAGTGGTGAAGATAGAACAGAACCAACAACTAATTCATTACCAAACTTATTAGTAGTGAATGAATCGTAAGTTGAATCAGTCCATGCGTTTGATACACCACGACCGCCGTTAGTAACACGTGTCCAAACTTTTACACCGCGTTCGATGTCAGCAACAACTAGTTGTTGTCGAAGATAACCGAGTTCAGTTGTTTGCGATGTAACTAATACTGCATAACCAGTTGTGATTGTTGTTGTAGTCATTTATTAGTTTGCCTCTCTGTAGTGATTGATTGCGATTTGTAGTTCAGTTACTGCCTCTTCTAAAAGAAGATTGTTCAAACGTATTTTGCGAATTGAATTACGTTTTGTATAACTGCGTTCGATTAGTTCGTCAGCAGTTAGGTATTTATCTTTTGTATCTTTGTATGTCTTAGCCATGACTTCCCTTTCATAGTGTGTAGTTCGATTAACTACACAAGGCGTATGACTAACAACGTGAAGTAGTTAGTCACACACCTTGCGTATTTAATTTTGGAATGTAAGTAGAATAAATAAGATTGCAAGTAACCGTTTGAGTTTGTCGCACTAGGCGTAGTTACTAATTATTTATTGTGCAGATTAAGTGCACACTTAAAGTCGTTAGCAATAGTTGCGATGTTGTAGAACCAACTATGTAAAAGTTTTGCTGTATGAATTATTTACTGAATCTAAAGAAGTTCGTTTGATTATGTAATCACGTAACTTGATTGATTGATTGTAAAAAAATAAATAATTACTTTTACTCTCTCACCACGACTAAGACCCTCGGGCTAACGACTTGACGTAATTATTGCATGAGGGGTAGCCCACCTGCAAATCGGGGTAAAAGCGGTGTGTCCTGAGCGTAAACGCCAGCCCTCCCCATAGGTATTACTCCCCCTTGGCGAATAAATTGTTAAAAAATTACGGGGCAACCAGAATGTTATTAATCGTATTAATTGTTAAAGAAGAATAGATAAATAAAGTAAACAAGTATTACTCCTGCTTGACGATTATTTTGTAAAGAATGTAAGTAGTTATTAATACACGTCAAGTAATACTGCTACACACTCGGTTGCTCGGCAGGGACTATTTCGTGCGTCAATTTTAAAATTATTCGGGGTTACTAAAGAAGGTTGTTATTACTTCTTATAGATAAGAGATAGATAGATACATGTCGTAGGTAGATGATAGATAACCAATAGCACGTATCTATTGAATCAATTAATACGTATTGAATAGTTATTGATTAGTAATGATTTAAAGTCGTTAGTAACAGCACCTGATTAAGTATCTGATAACAGCATTCTAAAGTGACTGTTTGGCTGGTGTTATTCGCACAGCCAATTAGTTATAAAACACAGTAGCCAATGCAACTATCAAACGCACTATCAATAGTTAATTTATTTAATTAATTACACGTAGATAGAACACGTAATACAAGTGTAAGAAACAAGTTATTTAAATTGTAAAAGAAGTATGAACGTGACCCCCCACCCTTAAAAAGTGGCTTGTTTTCAGGCCCCCAGATGAGAACCACGGTTGGACCCTGGGAGTTTAGGCAGTAGCCAAAGGGAGGAGGTGTCAAAATTCGGGGGTGAATCAAAACCTATCCAGTGTGCTATTCCACGGGACCATAGAGACCTTAAAGCCAGGGGATGTTGTTAAGCCTCGTGTAGGGCATGCTTGGGCTACATCGGACTTACAGGCTGCGTTGGACCATACTCGTGATAGAACGATTAGTGGCTATGGTGAAAAAGACGGCGGTGAATATCCTGTACATCACGGAAACGTCTATGAAGTCGAACCAGTCAATCCTACCTCAGTGACTTCACAAGTTGAGTCAGGTACAAAGAAGGCAGTAGCCTCTAGTGAGGGTTTCAGGGTAAAGAAGCAAGTGGCTTCAGTGATTGGTCAATCAGACAACATAGCCACGATAAAGAGAAGTTTCCCAGAGTTTGACCCTAGCAAAGAGTCCTATGTAAAAAATGGGCGAGACAGAGGACGCATTTGACTAGAAACTCCTAGAAAGACTACTGTGGAGTCTAGGTGCAAGGTAGTTCAAAGACCGTAGTGGGTACTGATTAATACCTTGTATCCTGATAAAGCAAGGGGAGTTAACAGGCTTTTGTACTCATAGGAAGGTGCATAGGCCTGTTAACAAAGACTCGTGGTAGGATATAGCCATGGAACTCCTAGGACTTAGTATCACGAAGGCTCCCAAGCCTGCACCAGAGACAGTCACTGTGACTTGTTATGGCTGTGCTCGCACCTTCGTTGTTGGAGTCGCACAGGTTCGTGTCTACAACTACTGTTCGACTTGTAAGTAGCCCTGCTCAGTAAAGGTAATCACTATGGCAATCATGCCCATTAACATTGGAAACGAAGAACCCACATGCGGATGTGGTGGATGCTCCTGCGGAGCGACCGAGGTAGAGCAACCTACTAAAGAAGAAACCTATCAAGTAATCACCGAACTCTAGGTAGCCCTGCTATTTAGGCTGTCGGGCGAACCGAGGTATGACACCCTTACCTCATGGAAGATTGCAAAGACCCATCCTGTTCCTCTGCAGGACGTAGCCACGAGCACATACAACTCGATGAGCACTCTATTAACATGTATAAGGCTATTAGTAACGCAGCCAAGATGCATGCAGCAGGTGCTGAGATTGAACGCACTCGTGCAGTAGATACACATTCTCACGCCGATTTACTTGACCACATGAAATCTCACAACGGTCATGGCATTGATTATGCTGAATGGCGTTCAGGTCATGATGGTTATGATGACCATATCCCTGGCGTGCGTCCTAAAGACCCTAATGGTGGAGATGGAGATATGGATAGAATGTCTCATCGCGAATTAATTGCAGCCCACCACCACGACCACAACAAGTATGCAGCAGACTATCCTCATACGAATCTAGACGGGGAGCACTTCCATCACTAAATGTATTAAATGCGACCACGAGTTATATGACTCAACCTGTTGCTTCGAAGATAACTGTAAGTGCGTCTGTGAAAGGACTGAACCATAATGGGTGATATGTCTATCAATTTAAACCCGCAGCAATTTAATCTAGGCGATGGTGCACCCAACCACATTGAGCCAGGCGCGGCGGTTCTTCCTAAATTTGAAAAGAGAGACCGTGCTCTTAAAGACCACATTTTTCATAGCCACATTCAAACAAAAACATTTGCAGACGGGTCTGGTTCAGGTAAAATGTTCTCAGTACCAGAGGGTGTAACTGATGCTATTGCTTGGCATGAGTCTATGCATGCTAAGGGCGAGTTTGAACACCGAAGGTCTCATACCCACGAATAACTGATAGGGTAGCGTCATGCTACGAATCATAGAAGTGCTGGCACTCGCTCTTTGTAAGCACAAAGTAACAACTAAAGCATCTTGTCCCTATACAATGAAGACATACGACATCTGTACAAACTGTAACGCTAAGAAGGTGGTCCATGAAATTCCGCAAAATTAAGTCTCCCGCAACAAAAACTATTGAGTTTAGGCTTCACGAGTCTATTGATGAACGCGTATACACATTACCTACTCCAGCACATGAAAGCACCCCAGAGTGGTTTATTGAAATGCCTGAGAACCACAATAACGAAAAACCTATTATGTCACCTCCTAATTTTACGTTAAAAACAAACCCTCGTTTTTCTGACCCATTTTCTTTAGGCTATATGGCAGTTCTTCCTTATGATGTAGAACTTCTTGACATGAGAGATACCGTTCCTGAAGAAATGAAAAATAATCCGACAATAGGTTTTAGAGAAGGTCCCGCATTTGAGTTTGCTTATCCAGGTTTAATGATAATGGACCCTGCTGATATGGACTCACACATTGGATTAAAGCCACCAACAAATTGTTACACGGATATTCCGTATTCTTGGAAACCCTGGTTTCACTTACAAACCCCTCCAGGATATAGTGTACTAATAACAAACCCTTTAAATAATAATGGCTTACCTTGGCATACATCAAGTATGGTTATTGATTCTGATAAAGGAGAAGCGTTTATCCCACCAATTCCTTTTTTCATATCAAAACCTGTGCAGTATGCGATTATTCCTAAAGGAACCCCCATATTTCAAATTATTCCTTTTAAACGAGATTCTTGGAAAAGAAAAGTTGCACCTATTACAGAAAACAACTACCAAGACAAAAGGTCAAGTTTAACTCCTGCAAGGTTAGAAGAACTTGAACTCCCTAATAAATTCTATACAAAAAACGTTTGGGAACAGAAAAAATTTAACTAACTGGAGGAAATATGAAATACCCTAAAAAAAGTAAAAAACGAGTAGTTGTTTTTAAAATGCGAAGCAAACTAGACTTAGATGCTGTGCCTTTTCCAGTACCTGCTGTCAGTGTAATTCCTCAATGGTACAAAGACATGCCTGTGTATACTAATAACGCTACACGCGTTAGACTACGACCCTCCACTACAAGTCCCAAAGGCTGCATGCCTGTGTTGGATGCACTCACAGCAGGATATGTAATGACAACACCTCACGATATTCAAGTTATAATTGAGAATGGGTCTCAAGAAATACTTTCACCACCAGGAGTTCCTTCAATAATTGCTCGTCGTGGTGCTGACTTGGCAGACTTAATGCCAGCAGCAGCAGGGTTTACAACAGGTCGCTACATTTGGCATACTCCATTTGCTGCAGAACTGCCAAAGGGATACAGCATGTTGTATACGCACCCGCTAAATCAAGATAACCTTCCCTTCAGAACTTCTTCAGGGATTATGGATAGTGACATTTACCCCCATTCAGGTTCACTACCTTTTGGATTACAAGTTGGATTTGAAGGAGTAATACCCAAAGGAACCCCCTTTGTTCAGTTAATTCCAATTAAACGAGAGTCTTGGAAAAGTGAAAATAGTAAAGAGTTTGAAGATGACTCTAGAACAGCAATACCGAGAATGGTAGGTAGAGGTTACTATCGTGACGTTTGGTGGCAAAAGAAGGAATACAAGTGAGACACGAATTTAAAATACGAGGTTGGTGGTTTAGTTGGGGCTGGAAATTCAACGGGCTTGCCATTGGGTTTTCTATAGACAAGTATGGCTTCTCTCTTGACTTGCCTTTTATTTGGTTTGGTATTGAGTTTTAGTTATTTGTTCTAGGATTATCGACTGGGCAAGGAACTGTTACAAGTGCTCCGCACTCATAGCACTCTGCCTCAGTTCCCCACATAGCAATGTCGTAATCTTCAAACGCAGCCATTACTTTAAAGGTCCGTGATTGACAAACGGGGCATTCATGGGTAGGAATGCCTCTAAAATCAATACCCGCCATATCACTCATTTGCCCAGTCTAGTGCTAGGCTTTTCTTTATCCCCGTAAACTAAGGAGAACTTATGAAAAAAACGTATTACTTTAAGGTCGCAAAAAATCTTGATAAAGGTGGAGCATGGCTTGCTTCTTACTCAATCAAGGAGCCAGAAGTGCCTAATGATGGCGCAGTAAAAGGTTGTGCAGCATTCTCAAGTGCAGCACCTGCCAAAAGATGGTCAGCAACCATTGTTGGGCGAAATCGCCTAACTTGGGTAGTTACAGAGGACAAAAAGAGCATGACAGCCTCGCTAGAGGTTAAGGCTTAATGCCAACCACCCTTTAATTGTCAGGGGGTCAGGGTAGAATAGTCCTTGACCCCCTTACCCCAATATTAAGGATAACGCCTGTGACAACGATAATTGGTTTACAGCAAAAAGATAAATGCGTTATCTATGCAGATGCACAAACCACAGACGGTCAAGGGCGAATGTTTACTCACCCACAGATGTCGAAAATTTCTCGACGCGGTGACTTTTTAATTGCAGGAGCAGGAGAAGCCTTTCCTTGCGATGTAGCACAACATATTTGGAACCCACCGTCTCCTACAGAGCGAGATGTTAAAGACCTCTATCATTTTATGATTGCAAAGGTTGTTCCTTCTTTACGCACTTGCTTAATAGACAATGGTTATAAGTTTGAAGAAGAGGGCGATGGTGAATACCGTTTTCAATTCTTAATTGCTGTAGGTGGAACACTCTTTGCGATAGAAGATGACCTCTCAGTGGGAATCCGTAGCGATGGTCTCTACGGAGTTGGAAATGGTGCTAAGTATGCAATTGGGGCACTCTCAGCAGGTGCTGCTCCTCTTAAGGCTATGAAAATTGCCGAAACCCAAGATGCTTGGACTTCTGGGCCTTTTCAAAAGAAAGAGCAGTACAAATACATCTAAAGCCCTTACAATTCCTGTATGGCAAAAAAAGTATCTACCAGAGAAGCATCTGGACCTATATCTCGTCGTGAGGCTTTTGTAAGCCACGGTGCACTATCTGCTCGTGGTCATTCAGGACCCGCAGACTCTATGATTTTTGGTGAACTTCCTAAAGACCAGCGAGAAACTATTAGTAAGTTACCTGATATTAACTACGTTGTTAGTTCTTACAACACACCTATTGGTGTACACAGTCATTCTCAAGGTTGGGTAATTCCAAACACAAAGTATTCCAGAACAACCTCAAAGCACCAATCACAACTACGACGCGGTGCAGCAGAATCTGGCAGCCCTGTTAAATACGTATAGATAGGAACTAACGTGAAAAGTTTAAAGACCCTAACTGCTCTTTCTTTAGCAGCGTTACTCTCTTTGTCTTTAACTAGTTGTGGCTACCAAGGATTCTTCAGATACCCTTGCCAAGACCCAAAAAACTGGGAAATAGCAGAGTGTAAACCACCGATTTGCTCCGCTACACAAACTTGTCCTGTAGACTTAGTTAAAACATCAGACGGAACTACCGCTACTGTAAATCCAGAAGGAACACCAAATGAGTAAAGAACGCTTATCACCACAAGACCTAGATGCTCGCTTAAAGTTTATTCTAGGAATCACACTAGGAACAATTCTTCTATGCACATCACTAGGTATTCTTTATGGCCTTTTGTTTGTGTCACAGCCAATTGGAGCACAGTCAGAGAATGACAAAATGTTCTTTAATGTTCTAGGAAGCATCGCTACATTTATTACAGGAACCCTTGCAGGTATCTTGATTGGTTCATCTGGTGCTAAAGACATTATGAAAGCACAGTTAGATAACAAAGAGATGGATGCTAAGAACACTCAAGCAGACAAAAAATTAGAAGCCGAGATTGATGCTACAGCAGCACGTCTTGCAGCAAAGCCATCTGGTGCAATGCCAGAAGAACAACCAATTGACACAGACTGGGATAAAGAATGAACCACGACCACCCAGTAATTACAGCAGGTTCTGGAATCACTGAGATGGAAACGATGTGGTTCCTTATGGTACTTATGTTTGGCTGGAATCTTCTTATGGCTTACCAGCACTACCGACTAAAAAACAAAGTTGACTGCTCTTGTAAGGAGAAGAAGTAATGGCAGACCAAGGAACAGCAGCACGTTTTATTGAAGTTGCTAAAGCAGAGTTAGGAACCATTGAAGGTCCTAAAGACAACGAGACAAAGTACGGTGCTTATACAAAGGCTAACTTTCAACCATGGTGTGGTTCATTTGTTAACTGGTGTGCAAATGAAGCGGGAGTAAAGATTCCTAATACTGTTTACACTCCAGGTGGTGCACAGGCTTTCAAAAAGGCTGGTGCATGGATTGATGGAGATGTTGCAGACCCAGAACCAGGTGATGTCGTCTATTTTGATTTTCCCTCAGATGGTGTCGATAGAATTTCTCACGTAGGTATAGTTGTAAAGGACAATGAAGATGGGACTGTTTGGTGTATCGAAGGCAATACGTCATCGAAGAAATCTGGAAGCCAAAGAAATGGCGGAGAAGTCTGTAAACAACTCCGCGCCTTTAAAAAGAACAAGGCTGGAGTAATGATTTCAATTGTTGGATTTGGTCGTCCTAAGTTTAAAGCAACAGGAGCAGCACCAACCTCTGACAAATGTCCTACATGCGGTAAGTAGCATGACTCTTCCAAGTAAGAAGCCAAAAGTTTATGGACCCTACAAAGGTTCTAAGCAAAATGGTGGACGCTCTATTGTGGTTAAGTATGACCCTAAGAGTCAGAAAACAACTTCAACTAATGCTGCCCGCCACAAAAAAGAAACTTCTTTAGGAAGAAAACTTAGCAAGAAGGAGCACGTTGACCATTCAGATAACAACCATAAGAATGAGTCTTCATCTAACCTTAAGGTAATGTCTGCAAGTAAAAATATTGGCAAGGGCAACCAAAACAGAAAGAAGAAATAATGAACGCAAATGACCGTTGTGACCGTTGTTCTGCTGCTGCTATGGTGCGGTTTACTCTTCTAAACGGAGAACTTCTTTTTTGCGGACATCATGCTAAAGAATTTGGACCTTCTTTAAAGAAGGCTGCTTTATCTATTGAAGACCCAGACTCAATCCTTCATCCCGCTATGGCTTCTCTATGAGTAACCTAAGTAACTCTCAATTTGCTCAAGCGGTTGCAGAAGAAGAAAATATTCGACGAAGAGGTTTAATGAACTCTGGTACAGGGTTTGTTGGTAATGGTTTCTATTGGGGAATGTATCCCACATCTACAAACTCAACAAGTGGTTACGGTGGATACTTAACTACCGTTCAAAACCCACCCGTCTCAGACTCAGACAGGGGTGCTTCAGTAACAGGAGATGCCTCTGGTTCCCTAGGTGCTGGTGACGTTGGTGGAAGCGGTGGCTTTTAAATAGGTCCCTGGTTTCTCCCCGAAAGACGTATAAGCACGCCGAAAAACCAAGGACCTAACTTCTTTTAGCGGAAGCACTAAAAGATTATCATACTTCTTTTGCCAAGGCAGTTGACTCAAGTCATTTAGTCAGGTTATTCTGCTGCTATGACTATAAACCCGAAATTAGTTATACCCCTATTAGTTCTACCCCTATTAACTGGGTGTTCAATGAATGCCCCTATGGACATAACAGTCCCAGTCGATGTACACGACAACACTTTTAATAATGGTCCTGGAACAAGTCTTCCAAATGGAAACAATGGTCAGACCACTATTGAAAATCCTATAGACGATGTAGACCCAAATGCACCACAAGATATTCCAGATGCATGGAGTGAAGATAGCGTAGACACTCCAGAACCAATTCCGTTACCAACCCCACAAGGTTAATTTAAATAACTTGTAGGTTTAACTCACCTACAAGTTATTTTTTTGCTTCAATTAGGTTCTAACTTACACAATATGTAACTTAATTCTTAGCACTAACTCGACACTACGCACATTAGTCGAGGGAGTTTTTTAATTGCTGAAGAGAGCAATCGCGGTATTTTTTACTACCGCCCTATTTGTATTTATCTACTCCATTTTAGGTATTGATACCGCTTCTGCAGAAGAACCTGTAGTAGTTCAAACTACTCCTGCATCGGATACAGTTCTTGCTCAAATCGATACAGCAACAGCCGTTATAGCAGTTGCTCAAGAAAAAATAGTCAGTGCTAACACAGAAGTAACAGCAGCAGCATCAACCCTCAATACAGCAACCACAACTGCTGCTCCTTCTGTTGTTGCAGAACCTACTGTAGTTGCTGCTGTTGAGACAGCACAAACTGCTGTAGTAGAAGCAAAGACTGCTGTAGTCGCTGCAGAATCAGCAACAGCCGTAGCAGTGACCGCAGTAGCAGCAGTTGAGTCACAAACAGCAGTAGTAGCCGTAGTAACGCAGGACGTTACTACTGCAACCGCAGTTGTTGCTACAGCCACAGCAGCAGTTGAGTCACAAACAGCAGTAGTAGCAGTTGCAACAACTAACCTAACTAATGCTCAAACTACACTGACCGCTCTTCAGAATACCCCTTCAGATAGCAAAACCTATACAACCGAAGGCTATGTAGCCCCTGTTGCTCCTGAAACCCCAACAGTTACTACAACAACGCTTCCAGTCATGTACGACGGCTTTACAAAAATTAACACGCCTTTTGACATAAAAATGGGTAACACAGTTTATGAAGGTCAAGGAACAAACAGCCAAATTTATGTGACTTCAAAAGCAACTATTACCTTTGGTAATGGCGACTATAACTGGTGGGATTTTCCAGCAGGAGCACATATCTCAGTCTTTGGTAGCGACTTTCAAAGTGCTGGACCTAACTCATCTACAGTAGTAAAGACTACTGAAACTACTCTAGAAGTTGACTGGAATCTACATAGATTTGCAGACCCAAATAGCCCTATTACAAATGTAAATTGGAAGATGACAGTCAATCCAACAACAGGGGAATGGACTGGTGTAGGAACCGTTGCGGGAAACACAACACAACTGCATAACGGTCCTCGTATTGGTGTTCGTGAAGCAGCAGGTCAAGCAGTAAAGCCAATGACTAATGTAACCAATGAAACTTTAACGGCTCAAATTGAAAGCCAAACAGCAGTAGTCGCTGATAAAACAGAAGTTAAAGCGGTTGAAGTTGCTGTGCTTACGTCTCTTACAGAAGTGAAAACAACAGCAGAGACAGCACTTGCAACAACTCAGACCACACTAACAGCAGAAACTCAAACACTAAGCACTCTCCAATCGACAAAAGAAGTAGCAGTTGCTACTGCCAGTACGTTAGCAGATGTAGCAGTTGTTAAAGCAGAGGTCGCTACTTCCACAGTCGCTTCTGCCGTTGCCGTAATTGCTTCAGTTGTGCAGTCCCAAGTCGTTCCGCCCACTCCCGCTCCCACTCCCGCACCAGAACCAGAGCCACAACCACTCCCACAACCACAGCCAGAGCCAACCCCACCAACACCCCAAGAACCAAACCCTGTAACACCTGAACCTCCTGCTCCTGAACCAGAGCCAGAGCCTACACCAGAGGAACCTCCTGCTGAAGAGCCACCTGCTGAGGAACCACCAGCAGAAGAGCCACCAGCAGAAGAACCTCCTGCTGAGGAACCACCAGCAGAAGAACCTCCTGCTGAAGAACCTCCTGCTGAAGAACCACCAGCAGAAGAACCTCCTGCTGAAGAACCTCCTGCTGAAGAGCCACCAGCAGAAGAGCCACCAGCAGAAGAACCTCCTGCTGAAGAGCCACCAGCAGAAGAACCTCCTGCTGAAGAACCACCAGCAGAAGAACCTCCTGCTGAAGAACCTCCTGCTGAAGAGCCACCAGCAGAAGAGCCACCAGCAGAAGAACCTCCTGCTGAAGAGCCACCAGCAGAAGAACCTCCTGCTGAAGAAACTACTGCCGAAGAGGTAGAGGCTGTTGTTGATGACCTTCTTTCTGATGGCAAGTTATCTGCTGCTGATGCAGATGAAGTTCTTGATGCTTTAAATGCCGATGGCGAAATCTCTAAAGAAGAAGTGAACTCTTTATCAGAAGCACTTGCTGCAGATGGAAACCTTACTAATGCAGAAAAAGAACTTGTTGCAGAAGCATTGGTTGAATCTGTTGCAGCAGGAGAAACTCTTACATCAGAACAAATACAAGAGGCTGGAATTGAGTTTAAAGACTTACCAGCAGAAACTCCTGTTGATGTTAGAACTGACGAAAATGGAAATGCTGTCATAATTACTGCAGAAGTTGCTGCTGCACTTGTCGTGCTAGAAAATCCCGCAGAACTAATTGGTGCACTATTTGAAGACCCAGGTCAAGTGTTACTTGCATTGGGCAGCATTGGTGCTGACATGTCAGAAGAAGAACGTGAAGAAGCAACTGACATGGTTGTTGCCACTGTAGTTGCAGCAGGTGCTGCTATGAACGCCGTTGGTGCTGCAGCAGGTGCTGCTGGTTCTACTGGTGGTTCTACTGGTGGCGGAGGAAGTTCTGGTGGCGGAGGTCCATCAGGTGATAGTAAAGGTGTTAGGAGACGGAAACCTTGAAAATAATTAAGGACATGATTGACCAACTATGGACACTTTTAGGCATGTTTATTGCCTGGGTAGTCCTTGATGGAAGTGCCAAAACCATTGTTGGCTACGCTATTGTTGGAACACTTCTTGCTTGGGCTATCACTTACCCAATCAGAAACCGAGAAGACGACTAAAATATCAATAGTGTCTATCTGACACATTTAGGAGATGTACATGAATAAAGCAGCACTCGAATCGTACTTACGCAATTTACTTGGTCAAGTAATTGCAGCAGTAATGATTGTTATGCAAACAAGCAACGCAGCAACACCTTTGGACTTTGGACAATCTGAATGGCTACTCGTAGCAAACGCTCTATGGGGTTCACTAATCCCAACAGCACTACGTTGGGCTAATAAGAAGGACCCAGCCTTTGGTCGTCTTGCAGAAGTTGCAGCAAAAGAAGTTTCAAAAAAACTTGCTACAAAGCCAGTAAAGTCAGTTAAAAAGAAGTAACTACAAAAAGGACCCTAGAAATGTCGAAGATAGAAACTATTTCAATTCTTGTTGGAATCGCGTTAGGAGGCGGGGCAATTCTAGGGTTCTTTATAAACAAACTTAATAAGTTGTTTGCAACGTGGGGAAAATTTATTAGAGACTGGGAAGGGGAAGAGGCTTCTGAAGGTAGAGATGCTGTTCCAGGGGTTATGGCTCGTCTTAATAAACTTGATGGCGAACTCTCTCACAATGGAGGTAAGTCTATAAAAGACATGGTTTTCCGCATGGAGGTCAGGCAAGACCGCTTAGAACGTAAGATGGAAGAAGCAGAGATTGTCCGCCAACAGAATCAAGTTATTTTACTTGAAGCAATAAAGACGCTTAACACACAAATACAGCCAAAGTAGGGAAAAATACTCTTATGGCCCTAAATCAAATTCAGTTCGGTGCTCCCCCAGGTGGACCAGGAGCAGACATTGTTGCACGTATCGGTGGTCTTGTTAACAAAGGCATCGAAGGCAAAAAAAATTCTCAAGGTAATGCACAGTCAATTGTTGCACAGCACGTTTTATCTAGTGTTCGTGCCGAAAGACAACACGGTTATGACTTAGAGAAGATGGGTGTAAAGCACTCACAAACTCGCGAACTTCAAGATGCTGGAGTTGCTGCAAAAGCAGCCTCTGAAAAAGCAGGTCGTCGTCACGAAACACGCATGACAAGGTTAACTCAAGGACATGAGATTGCAAAAATGGGAGCAGCCTTCGCTGGCATTGGTCAGTTAAGTGAAAGCGGGAAAGTTGCTGAGTTTAAAATTGGTGACATGAGTGGAAAGTTTAACGCTCCTCGTGAAACACCAGCACCAGTTGCTATGCCAACTGTTCCAGATACAACACCTCCTCCTGTAACTTCTACACCAAGTGCTTCTGGTGGTCGCGTAGGACGTGACCCAAAGACAGGTCGTGCCGTAAGTTTAAAGAGTTCAACCCCACCTCCAGCAAAAAGAGCAACGGGTAAAAAGAAGTAGTAATGGCAAAATCAGCAGCGTGGCAACGTAAAGAGGGTAAGAACCCAAAAGGCGGTCTTAACGAAAAGGGGCGTAAAGCCTACGAACGTGAGAATCCTGGTTCAGATTTAAAGCCACCTGTTTCAAGAGAAAGAGCACAACGCTCACCTAAAGACGCATCACGTCGTAAGTCGTTTTGTGCACGTATGGGTGGCATGCCAGGACCAATGGAGAAAAACGGAAAACCAACACGTAAGGCACTAGCATTACGTAAGTGGGATTGTTAATTACTAAGGAGCAATAAATGGCAACTAAAAAAACGCTAGAAATTGTTTGCGTTAACTGCAACAAACCAGGCTTTTATCTTTATAAAGTTAATAACGCGGTTCAATATTGGTATTGCCGTCAGTGCCTACCTGGATTTTTGTATGCTCAAAGAGACGCTGGTAACTTGGTTACATCCGATGCCTTAGATTCTTTTCAACAAGAAGCAATTGACATTCTAAAGACTGACATCCCTCCATATAAGGAAGAAGAGGCTCCTGTAAAGGAAACCCCTTCCGCCACAAAAAAGAAAATAGCAGTTGAGCCTGATGAAGAATGAAACTTATAAGAAAATTTGCAATACAGGGACACCCCGTTCCTGCAAGTTCAAGTAGGCCTCTAGGACCCTTTCCCCCTGAAGTTTTAAGTCAACCCCAGGTCGAATACGGTAACGAACATTCGGACTCTTTACACGAAGCACTCGATACCGTTCGTCTTTTCAGATGTCGCGACTGTGACGAGGTTCTTTATAGGGACCAACTTGATAACCACACATGTGAGGAAATATAAACAATGGCAACAAATAACAACGGGAATCTTCTTGATTCCGCAGGAGAAGTCGCAATTGATGCGGTGTGGGGCAACATGCCACCACAACCAAACGATGTGCGTACAACTCGTCTAGATTTAACACTTGGAGACCACATCAACCTTGAATCAGGTTGGGGCGGATACCCACAGTTCACAGCAGGTTCAACAGGTGCTGACGTAGTAGGTTCAACTGACTATGTACAGGTTTCTGATGTTCGTGGCTTCACAACAGCACTTGCAGAAGATGCTCTTAGAGACAATGGTCTTACAGTAACAACTGCAACAGCAGCAGCAAACTCTAAGACTAACATCACACGCATCAACGCAACAAGTGCAACAGTTGCGGTAGTTTATGCAACAAGTGCAGACACTAACTATCCAGTTGGCACAAAGGTTCAAATCTTTGCAGGAACTGCAGCAGCAGAGTCTCCAGTTGCCGTACCAGCAGCCCTAGTTGGCTCTTGGACAGTAACTGCTAGTGCTTCTGGAAACATTACAATCTCAGGCACAGGATTCTCAGTTGCTGATACCACTGGTATCAATGCAACAGGAACTCTTGCTGGTCTTGCTGGAACAATTAAGACTCAATCAATTGCTGGCAATGCTGCAACAACTGCAGTCGGTGCAGCAGTAACAATTACACCTTGGGCAACAGCGTCCTAATTAAGGAGTAATAATGGCTCGGGTTACCTCCACAGGTGGTAGTGACGATAGACAAAGAAATGTTCTACGTGCTAGAACATCTTCTGATGAACTATCAGCATTACTAGACCCGACCCGCGAACTCTATGGAGTTGGCGAACGAGAAGTAAAAGGCATGGCAAAGATGCTGGGGGTGACTCCACAAACGGGACGTATTAATCCGTTTCAGTCACTCCCAGTATCGCCAGGCTCTGAGTTTTATGATGCTATTGAAATTTTTGAGGGCGATGACGAAGAAGAAGCGGGTGAGTTTTATGACCCTACTCGTTACTCAAACTATGCAGATGAGCCGTTAGATAACTACGATGCTCCTGCACCATTAACCGTATTACCTACATCAACTACTAATTATCAACGTCCTAGAACAGTTGCTGCAGGATATGACCCAAAGCGTGAAACATTAACCGTTGTCTTTAGAGACGGGTTGTTCTATAACTATTACGATGTTAAGCCATCAACTTGGAGTGCTTTTAAAGCAACGATTTCTAAAGGGCGTTTTATTCGCCAATACTTAGATAGCCATGCTCGTGGAGATGCTGCTATGGGTCAACTACCTACTTATGCTAGAGAAACCCTATATCGAATTGTTCGTACTAATCAGATATACTTTGAAGGTCGTCAAAGTCTTGTACCTACCTCTAAGACTGGTTACGGTGTTACTAAAAAGCCAAGAACTCAAGCAAATAAGCCTAAAACCACAGCACTAAAATCCAGTCGGGGTAATAAAAAGAAACGGTAACAAATGCCAAAGGCGCACAACATTGGAACAGAACGATTCGTACAAGTTATTAAACAGCCCCTTACGTGGGGTAATAAACTCGTAGTCCATGGCTGGACCCAAGAAATTGAAGAACCATACCGTTTTGCAACTCCACTTATGGTTAGACTACCCCTAAGCCGTATTCTTGTTTTAGGAAAATGGCAAGGAACAAAGTCTGAAGAAGAAGCACTCAACAGTGCAATTTCGAGAAGGGATGTAACTTACGATGATTTTAAAGAAGAAAAAGGATGGGTACCAGCCCCAGACGAAGATACAGAAGCGTATATCTAAGTTACCTACTCCAGAGTTAATTGGATGGGTTGAGGCTTCTTTATTTGCTATAGGCAGAGATACTTTTGCTTGGCAGAAGTCAAACGAATCAGTATTGCTAGATGAGTTAGAAATGGGTGCAGAAGCACTTTTAGAAATCATGCGAGAATTAAAGAGAAGGTCGTAACTTAGTGATAGAATTAACCGTCTCCCTCTCTCAGACGCGGGGTTGCCCACTTCGGTGGGCTTCTCTGTTTAGGAACTAAATGTCTATTGATTTTAATGATGAGAAGTTTGAGGAAATTAATCCCGAACTTTACGCAGCAGAAGATGAAGAAGTTCCGCTACCCCCTGAAGAAAATGACTTAGATGAACTCTCGATTCAATTTGTTGAAAAACTAATAAATAAAATCTTAGAGTTTCAAGAAGTTCTTGTTGGGTATCCTCTACACCCCTATCAACTTCCGTTAGCACGTCGTGTAATTGAGTCAGTTTTAATTAATGATGGTGAAGAAATTACAGCCCTTGCAGCACGTCAGTCAGGTAAATCTGAAACAGTTGCAAATACTGTTGCAACATTAATGATTCTTCTTCCACGTCTTGCAAAGTTATACCCAGATTTATTAGGTAAGTTTAAAGATGGACTTTGGGTTGGTTTGTTTGCACCAACAGAAGGTCAGGCAGAAACACTCTTTGGTCGTACTGTTACACGACTTACATCAGAGCGTGCATTAGAAATTCTTGGTGACCCTGAAATTGATGACTCTGCTGCACGTATTGGTGGAGTAACTCGAATGATTAAACTAAAGAAATCTGGCTCAACAATTACGATGATGACTGCAAACCCCCGTGCAAAAATTGAGTCTAAGTCTTTCCATTTGATTGTTATTGACGAGTGCCAAGAAGCAGATGACTTTGTTGTATCTAAGTCAATTTCCCCAATGCTTGCTTACTATGCGGGAACTATGGTTAAAACAGGCACACCAACAACTAGCAAAAATAACTTTTATAGGGCTATTCAATTAAACAAGCGTCGTCAAACAACTAGAGGTGCTAGACAAAACCATTTTCAATGGGACTGGAAAGATGTTGCTAAGTTTAATGAAAACTACTCCAAGTTTATAAAGAAAGAAACTTTGCGTATTGGAGAAGATTCAGACGAGTTCCAAATGTCTTACAACTGCAAGTGGCTTCTTGAACGAGGTATGTTTGTAACTTCTGGAGTTATGGACGAACTAGGTGATACTTCACAAGAACTAGTAAAGGTTTGGCACAAGACACCTGTGGTAGTTGGCATTGACCCTGCACGTAAGATGGACTCAACAGTTGTTACTGTTGTATGGGTTGACTGGGATAGGCCAGATGAGTTCGGTTATTTTGAACATCGAGTCTTAAACTGGCTGGAGTTACAGGGAGATGACTGGGAAGAACAGTACTTCCAAATCGTTAACTTCTTAAGTAACTACGATGTTTTAGCAGTTGGTGTTGACGCTAATGGTGTTGGAGATGCTGTTGCACAGCGTCTTAGACTTTTATTGCCTAGAGCAGAAGTTGCTTCTATTACCTCTAGTGCTACTGAACAGTCACAAAGGTGGAAACACCTTCAAGCGTTAATCCAAAGAAAATTATTGGGTTACCCTGCCCACGCAAAAACACGTCGTTTAAGAACGTGGAAAAGGTTTTACCAACAGATGGTAGATGCTGAGGTTCAGTACAAGGGTCCTAACTTCCTTGTGGCTGCTCCTGATGAGTCTTACGCCCATGATGATTACGTTGATAGCCTCTCTATTGCCTGTGCTTTAACTAAGGACTTAGTTATGCCAGAGGTGGTTTTAACCAGTAGCCCGTTTTTCAGTAAAAATTAAAACTGAGTTAACCCTTACTTATAGTAAAAAATCAGAGAAAATCATCTTTGGAATAGGCCATTCCGTCTTACTAACCTTATAAGGAGTCATAATGACACTAGCACCAAACCCACAGTTCCCTGAGAAGGGTTCAAATGTTTACGAAATGAAAGAGGCAGGAAACGCATCACGTCGTGGTCCTCTTCGTTTTGAAGAAGGTATCGCAACTGATACTGATGTTCCAAATGATTTTGAACTAGGAATGCAGCAAGGTTTTGCTGCTGCTGCAGGTCGTCCAAACCGTAATGCTCCAGTCTGGCAAAAGACTGCTGCAGAAACTATGCAGGCACGTGCCCATGTTGGCTCTGCTGCATGGACAGAAGCACCAACATTCCTTGCTGAGTTCTCACACGGGTCTTTCACAGACTATGCAGAACAAAAGACTGAGGTTGTTGCACGCTCTGGTGGACGTACACAACGTACTTCTCCAACCGTAGTAAACGACTAAAAGAGTTTTTTGTCTTTGACCCCCTAGGATTGTCCTAGGGGGAACAAAGTTGTAAAGGAAATAACTGTGGCTGAAAAACCTGCAAATCCAAAACTTTGGGAAATGGTGATTGCTCAAGCAAGAGCCAAATACTCAACGTACCCAAATCCTGCAGCAAGTCACTGGGTTCGAGAGAGATACACTCAAAGTGGTGGTAGATTTATAGACTCAAATAGTCCTATAGAACAAACAAAAAAACTTAATGAAAAACAATTTGCAAAACTGCAAAAAGAACGTGGAACTAAAAAAGACGCAAAAGACGTGAAACGTAAAAAGGATAAGGGCGGAAAAAAGAGTGACACTAAGTAAGGTCATACGATGAGTTTTGTTGACTTTTCTCCTCCCTCATACAGAGCAGCCTCCTCTGATTTAACTATTTCAATTTCTCCACTTGGTTTAGTGGAACTAGCAGACGAAGAATTTGAAGTTCATGGTCCGCGTTTAAATCGCTACTCTTTAAATTGGGCGATGTATTTAGGTCATCACTGGGGTTATCGCCGTGAACAAGGCGAAATGCAAATTGCAGTCAACTACTACAGAGCATTTACAGACTATCTTTCTAGATTTACATTTGGCAAGGGAATTGGTTTCCGCAGCCCTAAAGCAACTGAAGCAATTGTTCCAGACCGTTTGCAACGAGTATGGGAAGTAGATAACGACAAAACTAGAGTTCTTTTAGAAATGGCACAACAAGGTGGAATCTCTGGAGATTGTTTTGTAAAAGTAGCCTATGAAGAACCGTGGACTGATGCAATTGGTCGAGTACACCCAGGAAAAGTTCGAGTTCTTCCTCTTAACTCCTCTTTCTCATTCCCAGAGTTTCATCCACACGACCGCAATCGTCTTTTAAGATTTAAGCAGAAGTACCGTTTCTGGGGAACTTCTTTAGAGGGAACAAGACAGGTATTTACTTACACTGAGATTCTTACAGATGACCTTATTGAAGAATACATTAACGATGAACTTATTGACTCTCGTCCAAATCCCCTAGGAACAATTCCTGTTGTACATATTGCAAATATTCCTGTTGCTGGTTCTCCTTGGGGTTTACCTGATTGCCATGACATTATCTCTATTAACCGTGCATACAATGAAATTTCAACAGATGTTGCAGACATTATTAACTACCACGCTGCACCTGTAACAGTTATTGTTGGTGCAAAGGCTTCTAACCTTGAGAAGGGTCCCAAGAAAGTTTGGGGAGGTCTTCCTAAAGATTCACAGGTATTTAACCTAGAAGGTGGCGGAGCAGGAATCGAAGGTGCTCTAAAGTATCTTGAACTATTAAAGCGTTCTATGCACGAGTTAATGAACGTTCCAGAGACAGCACTGGGTCAAGTCCAACCAATTTCAAATACATCTGGTGTTGCACTTTCAATTCAGTATCAACCGCTTATGAATCGTTGGACTCAAAAGACGGCTCAGTATGGAATCGGCCTTGAGAAGATTAATGAACTTATTATTTTAAACTTGGCAGTTAAAGAGCCAGAAACAATGATGTACAACCCAGATGAAGACGGTCCAATCAAAGAAGGTCAAATGGTTAAACTTGACCCTAACGACTCTCTTACCTATCAAAACAGCGTTCAGTTCCCACCTCCTCTTCCACTAGATAAGTTAATTATCCTTAACGAAGTACAAACTAAACTTGGCATGGGTCTTGAGTCTAAAGAAGGTGCTTTACGCACTTTGGGAGAAGAGTTCCCAGAAGAGAAACTACAAGAGATTCGTGAAGAACTTAAAGCGGAAGCACTTTCAGATGGTGCTCTAACCTTGTTAAAGGTGCAGATTCAAAAAGAAATTCAAGATATGACTGGAATGATGCCAGGTCCTGGAGGAGATGGAGCAGTTCCACTGCAACCTACTCAACTAGGTGATGGCGACATTATGGGAGATAACCTCTCAGGTGCTCCAACCCCAGAAAATGCTGCCGACCCTGCTGCCCAAGAAATGGCTATGACAGAGGCTAGTATGGAGATGGATATTCGGAACAAACTGCTGACCGAATCCTATGGAACGAAAATTCCACAGAGAAGAGCAGTAGATAGAAGTCAATAAATTTCAGATGAAAAATCTGATTTAGCCTGACAAACACTTCGAAATGTTGTGCAATTATCAGGTAAGAAATGTGGGACACGCGGGTAAAACCGCATTCGGACAATAACCAAGGAAACGGATACGCAATTACTATGGAAAACACTGAAGTACAAGAAGTACAGATTGAGTCAGTAGTGCAAGAGACTGCTACTCCTATCGTGGAAAGTAAGGCTTCTAAGGAAGCAACTGACTTTGGCTTTTCAGCCGAAGACCTATCTCGTGCTCGTGCACAAGAAAAGGAAAAGTTGTATCCGCAAATGGAAAAACTAAAAGAAGAACTTGCTACCTTGAAGAAGGAGCGCGATGAGAAGGCAGAGCAAGAAGAAATTGCTCGTCAACAGCAGGCTGAACTTGAGGAAAAGAAACTAGAAGCAGACATGGACATCCGTCAACTTCTAGAGAAAAAGGAAAAAGAATTTCAGACTCAGTTAGAAGCAGAGCGTCTCGAAAGAGAACGAGCATTTGCTCTACTTGAGCAAGAAAAACATTTTCAAGAAGTAATGCAGTACCGTCAACAAAGAATTGAGCAGGAGCGTGAAAACGTAATTCCTGAACTCATTGATTTGATTGAGGGTAACAACCGTGATGAAATCGAGCAGAGCATCGCGTCATTGAAAGATAAATCTGCTCGTATTCTCGACTCTGCACAGCAGGCTTTACAGTCTACTCGCAGGGAAATGGCAGGAACACGTATTACGTCTCCTGCATCAGGACCTCTCGATAATGATTCGGAACAACGTTCGTACTCTCCCGAAAGTATTCGGGAAATGTCATTGGCGGATTACGCGAAGCAACGAGCCAAACTACTTGGCGAAGCAGCAGGTAATCGTGGTAAGGGACTGTTCGGGTAAAACCAAACAAACTAGATTATCCAACTAACAAGAAAGGACTGATACCAACATGGCATCAGCGATTACAGGCACCAGTGAATTAGCAGGAGCACCTACCGCATATAGTGGTTCAAACTCCAGCCTATCCACAGCAATTCAGACCATCTGGTCTAAAGAAATTTTATTCCAAGCAATGCCAATTCTGCGTTTCGAGCAGTTTGCAGTTAAGAAGACTGAACTAGGTGTAGCACCTGGTCTTCGTGTGAACTTCCTACGTTACAAGAACTTTGCTGTAGACCCAGCACCACTTACAGAAGGTGTACGTCTAACAACAAACGCTCTTACAGCAGAACAAATTGCAATCACAGTTGCAGAACACGGCTACGCAGTAGCAGTTTCTGAACTACTTCTTAACGCATCATTCGATGACGTTATGGCATCATCTTCACGTCTTCTAGGTCGCCACATGGCACAGTACCTAGATGTACAGGCACGTAACACACTAGGTGCTGCAACATCTGCAGTATTTGGTTACGACCGTACAGGCGTATCAGCAGGGTCACAGTCATTCTACGACGAAGGCTCAAAGGCAACATCAATCTCAACCATCACAGCCAACCACAAGTTGACTACTGGTTCTGTCAAGGATGCTGCACTTACCCTTGCTTCAAAGAACATTCCTCGCTTAGGTGAGACATACGTAATGTTCATCAATCCAAAGCAGTCACGTGACATTCGTTCGAACCCAGAGTTCATCGAAGTTACAAAGTACGCTGCTCCAGGAAACTTCATGCTAGGTGAAATCGGTCGTCTATACGACGTAGTATTCATCGAAACAACTCAGGTTAAGTCATACGCATCAGGAGCAGTTGTTAACGAGACTGCAAACGTTGGTGCACCTGCTGACCAGACTGAAGTTCCAGTAAAGGCAAACACAAACCCAGGTTCAGGTGGAAACCCAACAGGTTCAACTTCACCAAACCCTGCTGGTTCATCTGCTGGCACTGCAGCAACAACTGTCTACGAGTCAATCATGATTGGTGACAACGCATTCGGTCACGCAATTTCCCTTCCAGTTGAACTTCGCGATGGTGGCGTTCTTGACTTCGGTCGTGAGCACGCTCTTGCTTGGTACGCAATTTGGGGTCTTGGCGTAATCACAGACCAAGCAATTTGTAAGGTCTTCACCGCTTAATTAAATAAGCATTGGTCGGAAGAGTCCCATACTCCTTCTTTGGGACTCTTCCGCCACAAAAATTAACAAAACAAACACAAGGAGAAATACATCGTGGCAAACAAAGCAACTAGTCCTTTGGACGCAACAGGGCGTGCACAGGAACAAGCAACTAAAGAAAATGCAGAAGCACTCCGTAAGCGTAAGGAAGAAATTTCTACCGCAAACAGAGTTGAGGCTGAACTTCTGGAGACTGCGGTCTTTGACCCAAAGAGTCCAGAGAAACCAATTGTTCTAGACGAAATCGTAGAAGTTGGCGTAACACTTGCAAATGATAAAGTTGTTATCCGAACCATCACAGACATTGAAGAAATGACTTGGGGCGTAGGAAACACATACAACTTTAAAGCAGGAGTTAAGTATTCAGTTCCATCAGAACTGGCTAACTACCTTGAAGGTCTAGGTTATATTTGGCGACCAAACTAAACAATCTGTTTAGTTGTCGTCAATACTCTGGTTACTCCTCTAGTTTCTGCCCTCCTCCTAGAGGAGTAACCTTTTTAATGCTGATTAAATCTGGTTAATACGGAATCATTAGCATCTAGAGTTTAAGCACGGAGGATACGTGGCAACAGCGTCTAACTTAGCCGAAATGGTTAGGTCCGAAATAGGAGACTCCTCTAAGTCTTTTGTTATGCAGTTTATTGCAGATGGTACAACAAATAGATTTGGTCTTCACTACTCTCCAGTAGATGCAGCAAGCCTGTACGTAAGATTTGATGATTCCAATGTTTCCAACGATGTTTCCGTAGAGGAAGCAACAGGAGTTTTAGTAACAGATGTGATTCCACCAGATGGCACTGAAATCACAGTTGCTGGTAATTACTTTAGATACTTTACACCAGCAGAAATTAATCGCTTTGTAGAAAACGCTGTATTGCAGCATTCAAATAATAGAACAGACTCTTTAGGAAGAATTCAAACTCTTGAAAATCTTCCTCCAGTAGAGGTTTATCCAGTATCTCTTCTTGCAAGCACACTTGCTCTTTACACTTTAGCAACTGATGCTTCATTCGACATTAACGTCTTTGCTCCAGACGGTGTGACAATTCCACGTTCTGAGCGTTACCGTCAATTAATGGATATGATTCAAGCACGCAAAGACCAATACCGCGAACTATGT